TCCGTAAGTACCTGGATATCGGGCATAAAAGCCTTCTGTCAGAGTACCTGCATCCAACTGTGTTTCAAAATCTTCTTCGCCTGTGATTTGAGTTACATTACCAGAAGGCGCGGCATTCATCGCCCCCGAATCAACAACTCGTACTACTTGAAGGCTGTTAGAATACTTCAAGAAAGCGACAGAAGAAAGAAACGCAGGGTATGTATCGTTAGTTGGTTGCCCAAAGACTTCTACAAGGTCGGCTTCTGAGGTGCATAGATAAGGCTCAAATGCAGGTCCCCAAGTAAAACGACCAACTGTACCACCTAAAGAGGTAGCAACCGCGGGTATAGACGTTGACAAATCAACTTCTTTTGTCTGGACGCCTGGGCTTAATTGAAATCCCATCGTTTTTCTCCTTTATTAAAATAATTATTCAACATATGGTCAACTCCAATCGCTTTACCGTTATTGAGTTATCGTGCGATAATTCCGACGAAGTTTCAAGGGTTCGACTTTTCTAGCCCTCTACCAATACTATTATTTATAATTTTATAGTTTCTGAAGCAACGATTTCAAGTTCAAGATTGATGATATGTCTGCCAAATTTCTCCACCTTCCGAGACATATTTACCATCCTCATCAGTTCCATCTTCAATAAACCCAAATGGAGTCAAATCTTCTTCTATTTGTTGTATTTGTCCATCATATAATTTCGTTCTTAAATCAATATCGTTTAATTCTTTAAATTGTGGTTGAGAAGAGTACCAAGAAAACATAACTAGACCCATTACTAGGTCATCGTGAGCGCCCATTTCGGCTGACCAACTCTTTCCACGAACGATAAATTGTGTTAATTCGGATATTGTCTCTAAATCATTAATTATAAGTTTATTAGTTTCTATTAAGTCTTTAAGATTAGAACAACCAATCGCTTTAACACGTTTAGTCATTTTAATTCCTAATTTTGATAGGACCCCTGATTCGTTAATTGAGTTTTCGTATTCCAAATCGTAATGGAGAATATTAGCAACTTCCCCACCAGGCCCATTGGACTCAATCAGTACAGTCGCTTTATTGTATGCAGTTGCTACTCTTTGAATTATGTTTGGAAAAAGAAGTGGAGATATAGTGTTTGACCGATACTTAGCCACTTGCTTGAAAGGTATTTGTGTAATGTCAATCACACTTATTGTTGAGTAATCTTGACCACGTCCTTCTGCTACATCAACTGTTATAAAATAATTGTGTTCTTCAATTGTCTCTTCTAGTACATCTAGTCCGTCAGTTCGTCTTATAGGACTCTTGATAGCAAGTTCGGCAATTTTCCCAGGAGTAATCAGAGTACCAACACTCCCTAAAAATTCACACTCAAATTCTTGTCTAAATTGTTCTTCGCTCGTGTTCTCAATTGTCAGTCTCTTCCATTCTTCATCTCGACCAGGGACATCCCACCAATTGATTTCAAAGGCGTGATAGTTGGAACGACCTTCTATGGCATCAGTCCACATCTTATAGAAATGATTCATCCCATGCGGCGTAGATACAATAATAACTTTTGATGTTTGACCAGATGATATGGTAGGATAAACTGAATTAAAAAACTCTTCGGCCATTCCTTGCTGAATGAATGCGAATTCGTCTAGGAAGATTAGGTTGAAAGAATAGCCACGAATTGCACTTGAACTTGTAGAACTTGCGAGTATTTGGGAACCATTTTCTAATACGATAGAGCCTTTATTCCATTCCGCAACTCCTTGTTGTAAGAACATAGGAAGTTTTTCATACGCCAATTGGAGACGACCCAACAATTCTCTTGCTGTCGCACCCTTATTGGCTAAAATCGCTACGTGCTTTTGGTCAGTAAATAATACATAGTGAAGCATAAATGCCAGACTTGTCTGTGATTTCCCAGACTGTCTTGGGCACTTGACTATGGAAAACCTATTATTCTGTAGACCCAATATCAGTTCTTCTTGGAACGGATATAAATCAAATTTCATTAGGCCTTTATCTATATTGACAATGGTCATATAGTTCTTAATGAAATAGATTGGATTATCCCTACATTTAACGTATTCGTGTATCTCCTCTTGAGTATAGTTCTGAGGAACATTTACACGTTTTAATAGGGGGTTTCCTAAATAGGTACTTATTGTCATAATATAATTAACACCCTGTAATTATCACTCGTGACGTTTCATTGGGTGTCCTTTGTTTTATCTGCCAATGCATCCAGCAACACTTTTATTTGTACTTCTAGTGTATCTAATTTAGCACCCAGTTTCATAAACTTCTCGTTATGTTTTGGAACTAATTTTTCAACGGCATCAACTCTCGTTCCAAGCGTTGCCTGTTCATTAATAACATTTTCAAGCAGTTGAATTCTTTTCTTATCTTCTACTATATAGTTCTTTGTTGCCTGGGTATCCCTGGCCATATCCATAATAACGGTAACTCCAAATACTATTCCTACAAAAATAATTGTCAAAGCAATATTTTGAACAATATGGTCTTTACTCATTGTACTTCTCCTAAGTCTTTATTGTTTTGCCTTTCAACATCTCCTGCAATTCAGCGGTACTGCCTACATAAAGATTATTGACGTTAGTTTTAGGAGCATCTCCGTCTTTCATTAGTTTTAATTCTTTCTGCATCTTCAACAACTCCATCGTTGTTTCAGATACATTTTTAATTAAACCACTCGCTACTTCATATGCTCTTGGGTGTTCCATTTCCTTCGCTAGTTCAAGAATCCCCTCAAGGGCATCATTTCCACGTTCTATCAGATTGTAAAGATTATCTCTAGCATATGAATAATCTTCTCCGAGGTCTCCGTCTATGGGGTCAGATTTAACTGAAGCCCTCGGTGCCAGTCCTCGCTGGTCATTAACTCTGACAATTCTTTTTTCTTTAGATGGCTTCTTTGGTGGATTATCTATTGTAGGTGTTTCGTAGTCTGCAATAATATCTTCCGCTATATCTAATTCAGCATCTAATTTTTCTTTAATCGTTTTCTTTACCATAATATTTCACCTTGTCTCTCATTATGTATCTCTAGTTATTGGCCAATTTAATTCTTCCATTGTATCAACATCATTCGGGTCATCTGGATTATCAGGATGTCCCCCAGTAACTTTAATCGTCCAGTTGTCTTCTTCACCAGCAGAGAATGGGTCAACTTCTAGATTGATTTGCTCATCAGGCTCCAAAAGACTAGATGCACCAGTATCGATAATATAATTTGTGCGGATCGTCTTGCTGAGTTCTTTCTCTCGTATCGGTGGATAAAGCCACCCTCTAATCAAAAAATTTAAAGTCCAATTGACAATTCGTTGGTCTGCAAAATCTCCCTCAAATTCATCTACCATTTCTATTCCAGCTAATTCGATAGGAATATCTCTTCGCATATCTAATTCTGGAATTTCTTCAATTACTACGTTGAAGTCTGGTGCGAAATACGGCAATATTTGTTCTACTATCTGAAGGCTGTCATCCATATAATCAGTATAAATGTCAAGAGAGAACGAGAAGTTATACGGAATCGGATTGTATATCACAAATGCTTTATCGTTATCGGGGTGATTGAATCTGAACTCGTTCATTTGATTAGCGGACCTTGAGAGGTCCTGCTCTAGTCCAGTCATAATAAAGCCCATCCGTGGAACTGCTTTATTCTTTGTTTGGTCCTGGATTAATCGTGCAAGATACTTCTTTCGTGATTCATAGGCAAGCGGAACTTTGATATCCTTGATTAGGGTACCATCTTTCTCCGTTCGTTGTACGTGTATGTTGTTGAACACGGAGCCGAACGCAATTATTAATTTTTTAGTTGTTCCGTGATAAAAAGTTGTTCCAAACATAATCTATTCCTTAAGTCGACCCAAATGGATTCATTTCTGATAAGTCAAGAATATCGTCACTCATATCATCCCAATCAGGTGTGTCTAATTCTTTATCTACAGCATCTTGAATTTCTGTTTCTAGTGCATCAATCTGAGCATCACCAGTATCAATATCTTCACCACCATATTCCCAAGGTTTGAGCGTTAAAGTCCAAACGTGTTGTGGTCCTTCTGGTGTTGGATAGAATGAACTGTCATTGCCGACAAAGGTTACTTCAAATAGTGCTTCTGCATCTGGAAAATATAACAGGTCACCAGCAATTGGTGTATCATCATCAGTCTCTACTGTTTGTTCGGCAAACTGTGTTTTAGTAAAAGACACTTTCATCTCATCAGTTACACTTACACCGAACTTAGAATAAAAGTCGCCTACATCTCCATATTCTTGGTAATCATCTATTAGTATGTTAAGTGTCCAAACAGTATCAAATTTACTAGACGGGTCCTCACCGAACACTGGGTCCAAGGCCGTGCCATACTTTCGCGGAAGATATTTTGCTTGAAATCCAATAACAGCGACAACTTCTTCAACTATATCTTTGACCATTGGAGATTTGGACATATTGTCGAACATACCCACAACTCTACCCCACTATAAAATTAACCGGAAGTTCGTAATTAAGGGAGAATTCTTCTTCGAGTTTGTCAATCTCTTCTTTTGCTTCATCCCATACTTGTTGTCCGTTGATAGTGATTCCACCGGGCAATGGCATTCCGTCAAACTGTTTCATATTTGCACCCCATTGCTGTTTGATTTGAGCAGTGGCATACTTCTTAATCCATTCGTCATTAAATACATCTAACGCATAAGAATTTAATTCGCTAGGCACTACGGCTTGCCACGCCCGAACAAGCATAGAATTTCCTACTGTCCAAGTCTCGCCAGCGGCCTCGCAAGTTGCTTTATCTGTATATTGAGTATCACTACATTTAGGACCAACTATCTTACCTGAATGGCTGTATAATCTGTGGTTCGCTTTGTTGAAGGTGAATGTTCTGTCTAGTGAAAAATAACTTTGAATCATCTCAAGATGTTCCATAGTTATTTCAAAATACTGCATATTGACCTTAGTCATATCGAACATTTCATCCGCTAGTATTTTGTAGCGAACATCACTCATCGCCTCGGAAGAATATCTTCCAGGTTCGTAAATTCTAGTCACTGCAATGATATCATTATCTAACGTCAAATATTCGTTAGTTTCATCATCTGCTGTGAATTCTATTGTAATAAACTTCTCTTCCGCACCATCAAAGTGGCGCTGTATGAATAATTGAAGTGCATCATCTATTCGGTCATATGCTTGTGTATCATCAACTTGGATTTCTATCTTCGGAGCACCAAGTTTCCGATAGGCATAATCCCTTAAATTGTCAACCGATTGTAATTTCGCCATTATTAATCCTCATCTTTTCGTTTTGAATCCAATTC